CCCAGGACCTACCACAGAGCCAACCCCGCAAGTTAAGCCGGCAGTGATAACACCACCAACATTTGACCTGACAGCATTAGACAAGCCGCTTGAAGAGCATCTTGACATTTTTGACACGCTGCAAGACATTATGCGGCAGGCCGGTGCCGGGTATGCATCGGTAAGCATTACCCGGCAGGATGGCACAAAGCTTAGAGCGGAGGTAAAGTCAAATGGTTAAAATCAATAAGCTCGAAATTGAGAACGTGAAACGCGTTAAGGCAGTCAAAATCGAACCCGCAGCCAGCGGCCTTACAGTCATTGGCGGTAAAAACAATCAGGGCAAAACATCTGTACTTGATAGTATTGCATGGGCATTGGGCGGAAATTCATTCCGCCCTTCACAGGCGGAGCGTGACGGCTCTGTAATTCCTCCGCACTTGCACCTTGTACTGTCAAACGGACTTGTTGTTGACCGTGCGGGAAAAAACAGTGACCTGAAAGTAACAGACCCGGAAGGGCACAAAGGCGGACAGCAGCTGCTCAACGAATTTGTAGAACAGCTTGCGCTTAACCTGCCCAAATTCATGGAAGCTTCCGACCACGACAAAGCCAACACATTGTTGCAGATTATTGGTGTAGGAGACCAGTTGCATACTTTAGAACAACAGGAGCAGGAAACCTACAATCGGCGGCGCACAATCGGCCAGATTGCAGACCAGAAGAAAAAATTTGCAAAAGAAATGCCTTATTATCCGGATGCACCGAAAGAACCTGTATCTGCTACTGACTTGATTAAGCAGCAGCAGGAAATTCTTGCCCGGAACGGTGAAAATCAGCGCAAGCGTAATAATCTCCATCAGCTTGAGATACAGGCTGACAACATTCAGAAACAGTTAGATGAACTGCTGAATAAGCAGGCCGCTGTCCTGTCGGACTTGGAGATTGCCAAAAAATCTGCTGCAAATTTGCAGGATGAATCCACTGCAGAACTGGAACGCAGTATCAACGGCATCGAGACAATCAACCAAAAAGTGCGTACCAATCTTGACAAAGACAAAGCTGAGGAAGATGCCCAGGACTATACCGAGCAATACGAAAAGCTTACAAAAGCGCTTGACAGTACTCGGCAGCAGAAAATGGACTTGCTGAATCATGCTGATTTGCCGCTTCCCGGCTTATCTGTTGAAGATGGTTCTCTCACCTATCAGGGAAAACGCTGGGACAACATGAGCGGCAGCGACCAGCTGAAAGTTTCTACTGCAATCGTTCGCAAACTTAACCCGAATTGTGGGTTTGTCCTACTGGACAAGCTAGAGCAGATGGATCTCGACACACTCAATGAATTCGGGGATTGGCTGGAGCAGGAAGGCTTGCAGGCCATTGCAACACGAGTCAGCACCGGCGGCGAGTGCAGCATCATCATTGAAGATGGCTATGTAAAAGGTCAGGAAACTCCCGCTATCCCTGAAACAGAAGTACCTAAAACAAAATGGAAGGCAGGTCAGTTCTAATGAACATCACAAGAGGAAAGATTCCGTCTGCTCAAAAAGTCGTTATCTATGGGCCAGAAGGAATTGGTAAATCTACATTTGCCGCACAGTTTCCCGACCCGTTGTTTATTGACACAGAAGGAAGTACAAAGCACATGGACGTTGCCAGGCTCCCACGCCCTACCAGCTGGGCTATGCTCATGGAGGATGTACAGGAAGTCAAAAAAAACGGCGTCGGAATTTGCAAAACGCTGGTCATCGACACTGCAGACTGGGCAGAACAGTTGTGTATTGCACAGGTATGCAGCAAGGCCAAAAAATCCGGAATTGAGGATTTTGCATATGGTAAGGGATATGTATACGTAGCAGAAGAATTTGGACGGCTTCTGAATCTGCTGGAAGACATCGCAAATCTCGGAATTAACATTGTCATTACCGCACACGCAAAAATGCGCAAATTTGAGCAGCCGGATGAAATGGGTGCCTATGACCGATGGGAAATGAAGCTGTCTAAAAATTCTGCGCCAATGCTGAAAGAATGGGCTGATGCCGTGCTTTTTGCGAACTACAAAACCTATGTTGTCGCAGACTCTAGCAACGACAAAGTACATAAAGCACAAGGCGGTAAGCGCGTAATGTACACCACACATCATCCCTGCTGGGATGCAAAGAACCGATACGGAATGCCGGATGAAGCAGCATTTGAATATGCTTCCATTGCTCCGTACATCATAGGGGAAAACGTCCATCCTACAGCTTCCTCACAGCCGCAGCCTGCTCCGACAACACCGCCCCAGCAAAACACAAATGACTCTACGCCGAGTACTGACACACATTCGCAAAATGTTTCAGAAACGGAATCTATACAAACGTCGGAACTGTCCACGAAGCCTACACCTGATTTGTCTGGAATTCCGCAGGCACTTGCAGACCTTATGCACAAAAATGAGGTAGCGCCCAATGAACTCCAAACGGTTATCGGGCAAAAGGGATATTTCCCGCCGGATATGCCAGTTTCTAATTATCCGCCTGACTTTGTGCAGGAAGTACTGATTGCCGCTTGGGAACAGGTATTTGGAGCAATCAAGAAAAACCGTGACGACGATTTGCCATTTTAATTTTTGGAGGTTACACAATGGACGAAAATACAGGACGCACCTTTGACTGGGACGATGAAATTGAAAACGATGGCAGTGACTATGTGCTGCTTCCAGAAGGAGACTACAAATTTTCCGTGTCAGCTTTTGAACGTAAACGGTATGAACCTAAATCCGGAGCCAAAATTCCGGCCTGCAACCAGGCTGTACTGCATATCGCTATCGACAACGCACCGGAAGGCTCTGCAACAATCATGCACAATCTGTTCTTGTTCTCTACGATGGAATGGAAACTTAGTGAGTTTTTCCGCGCCATCGGTCAGAAAAAGCACGGAGAAAGGCTGAAAATGAATTGGAATGCTGTTGTTGGTACATCTGGCCACTGCAAAGTGGGCGTACATACTTTCACCAAGAAAGACGGTACCGAAGGAAAATCAAACGAAATCATTAAATTTTACGACCCGGAAGATAACATTAAAGGCCGCAATGAAGGTACTGCAGCAGTTCCTACCCAACAGCACGGATGGAAAGCAGGTGCGTTTTAATGGAACTGCGTCCCTATCAGCAAGAGGCGCGGGAATCAGTTGAAAATGAGTGGAACAAGGGCGTCCAGCGGACGCTCTTAGTTTTACCTACGGGGTGCGGAAAAACGATTGTTTTTGCAAAAGTAACAGAAGATTGCGTGCGTACCGGTGACCGTGTTCTGATTCTTGCGCATCGTGGAGAGCTGCTTGACCAGGCAGCAGATAAGCTGCTAAAATCGACCGGACTCAAATGTGCTACTGAAAAAGCAGAGGAAAGCTGCCTTGACAGTTTCTTTCGTGTAGCAGTTGGCTCCGTGCAAACTCTAATGCGGCAGTCACGGCTTAACCGTTTCACCCCGGACTATTTCGGCACCATTATTATTGATGAAGCACACCATGCCATATCAGACAGCTATCAACGCATTTTACAATACTTCAGCGGTGCCAAGGTGCTGGGCGTAACTGCTACGCCTGACCGTGGAGATATGAAAAATCTTGGCAGCGTGTTTGATTCTCTAGCCTATGAGTACAGTCTTCCGCAGGCAATCCGCGAAGGATATCTATGCCCCATAAAAGCATTAACAGTACCGCTTCAAATGGACTTAACCGGCGTTGGAATGCAGTCAGGCGATTTCAAAGCCGGAGACCTGGGTACTGCGCTTGACCCGTATCTGGAACAAATTGCTGACGAAATGCAAAAGATTTGCTTAAAGCGCAAAACCGTTGTATTCCTTCCACTGGTTAAAACTTCTCAAAAGTTCCGAAACATTTTAAATGCGCATGGATTCCATGCCGCAGAAGTGAACGGAGAAAGCAACGACCGTGCAGAAATATTGTCAGACTTTGACTCCGGAAAATATAACGTACTGTGCAACTCTATGCTTCTAACAGAAGGCTGGGACTGCCCTAGTGTGGATTGCATTGTGGTACTGCGGCCAACGAAAGTGCGCGGCCTGTACAGTCAAATGGTAGGACGTGGCACCCGGTTGTGCCCCGGAAAAGAGCATCTTTTGCTATTGGATTTTCTGTGGTTGACGGAGCGGCATGAACTATGTCATCCTGCAAACTTGATTTGCAGCAATCCCGATGTAGCTCAAAAAATGACAGAGAATCTTGAAACGGCCGGCGGTCCCATCGATATTATGGAAGCAGAAAATGAAGCCAGTGAAGATGTTGTAGCGCAGCGTGAGGAAGCTCTTGCAAAGCAGCTTAACGAAATGAAACACCGCAAGCGGAAGCTGGTAGACCCGCTGCAGTTTGAAATGAGTATTCAGGCAGAAGACCTGACTAGCTATGTGCCATCATTCGGATGGGAAGCCGCACCGGCTACTGACAAGCAACGTCAGACGCTTGAAAAGCTGGGCGTTTTCCCTGATGAAGTCGACTGTGCCGGAAAAGCAAAGCTGCTGCTGGACAAGCTGGGAATGCGGCGCGAAGCTGGCCTTACAACGCCCAAACAAATTCGATTCTTAGAGTCTCGTGGATTCCAGCACGTTGGTACCTGGAAATTTGAGAGTGCAAAAAACCTGATTGACCGTATTGCCGGTAATGGCTGGCGCGTGCCGCGGGAGATTACCCCGGCAGAGTATAAAGGAGTGTAAATGCTATGGACAGGCAGCAAGACCACACAGATTTGCTGGAAATTCTGAACCACATCGACCCTTCTTACCTGTCCTATCAGGATTGGGTTAATGTTGGCATGGCTCTAAAAGAATCCGGCTTTACCGCAGATGATTGGGACAGATGGAGCCGCAGCGACCCAAACCGCTATCATTCAGGTGAATGTGAAAAGAAGTG